CATTGAGGAACTCCAAGAAATAAACACGGTTTACAAGGAAAAAATAAAAAAATTAAAAAATATTTGAAAAAAGTGTACAGATATCAAAAACTTGTATATCTTTGTAAGGTCAATAAGGCACAGAACTATAAAAAAAAGAGATATGGAAACAGTAGCAAAATTAATTGGAATGACAACAGAAGAACTTAAATCATTCTACATTCAAAAAGTAAACGAAGCTAAAAGCTTTGGATTCACAGAAGAACAAGCTAAGCAAATAGTACAAGAAACATTTAGAAAAAACCTAGGGCTTTAATTAGCCCTTTTAATTTTTAGGGTATGGGTTTTACTACACATATATACAAGTGCAAAAAGTGTAATAAGGAGATTTTGTATACAAGCAAACAAAAGCACCCTACTCAATGGCATAAATGCAAATTAAAACCAGTAAAACAAGTGGAGAAAAAAGATTTTGAACATTTAGAAATGATATTAAATCCAACTACAAAAATTGAGGATGAAATAAGAAGACATCAATACGAATATTGGCAACAAAGAGTTAATTTAAGAATTGATTATTTAACTCCTTTAATTGAGGAATGTAGTTTGAAAGGTTATGATTTATCTACATTATCAAAAGAGTTGCACGAAGAGTGGCTACAATTACACGAAATAAAAAGATTTTATAAATTTTAAGATGCGAGGCGGTAAAAGAGAAAACTCGGGACGTAAAAAAGGCGAACCAACTACGACAATAGCAGTAAGAATTCCACTTAAAGACGCTGAAGATTTTAAAAAAAAGTTAAAAGAATTAAAAAAGTTGTATATTTACACTTGAAATCCACTAACAAAGAGTCGTAAGATTCTAAATTTGCCCCTTCTTAACGGAGGGGTTTATTTTTTTTATATATTTGAACCAATGAACCGATTACTTAAAAAACTTTTATGTTTAAATTTTCGTCAAAATGATACACGAAAAAGACGACGTGTTCAAAAAACGAAAAAAATTGAACGTGAAATAAATCCTGATGAATGACACCAAAAGAGAAAGCGGAAGAATTATTCGATAAATACACTAGATTCCAAAATGGTTACGGTTACGAATATAAGGTTAAACAATGCGCATTAATTGCAGTTGATGAGTTGATAAAAGAAAATGAGTCAATAGAAAATATTGTAAATGGTGGTTTAAATAAACAATATTGGGAATCAGTAAAACACGAAATAAATAACCTTTAAATCATAATATAATGAATTGTATTTGCATTAATGGAAAGATAATGTGCCCCGGTTGTGATGGCGACAAAAAATCGGAATTCGGTGTTTGTGCGGGATGTGATGGATTCGGAATAGTTATATGTGGTAAATGTATCGGAAAAGAATGTAAACACGAAATTGAAAACTTATGATAATTTATTTAATAGCCTTTGCGTGGTGGTGGTGTGAATTCGAACCAATCCACTATTTTATTGATTACCTTTTCGGACAGTTTAAACCGTCTTTTTATCTAAATTGGATACACGGCGGTTTGTCTTGCATTAAATGCGTTGCGTTTTGGAGTGCTTTTGCGTACACTGGAGACATTTTCACCGCTTGTTTGGTATCTTTACTTAGCTTTATACTAAATCTATGTTTACAGAAGCTGAAATAAGCTACGTTGAAAGCGTTAAATCATTGCCTGAAACCGCAAGGTATTCAAAAAAGGTTGCTAAGGAGTTTCAAAAGATTCGAAATAGGGTGTTAAATGGTGCTGAAAATAATTGTATGTGTGGAATGGTTTACCGTAAAATATACATTAAGGACTTTCTTGAATTTTATGAAAGCTATTCTTGATAAGTACATACAAAGTAATTACATCGAAGTCAAAAAATACACCGACTATTTTATTTCACGCTCCAAACTTAACCTAACATCGGAAGCCGTAATATCAAACGCTTACCTTAAATTGGTTCAAATAAACCCTGATATCAAAGAAGATTACGAAGCTAAAGGGTATTTATTTCACCTAATAAAATCCGAAATTATTTGGAACGGGACGGCTTCAAAACTGGAGTTAGTTAATTGCTTAAATATAGACCAACAGAAAGACGAAGAAATCGATGAATATTTAATCAATCTCGCCGAAGAAATCAAGATTCAAAACTACATCGCTACTTTAGAACTATACAAACAAACACAAACGGATAGGGTTAAAAAGATTTTCTTTGAGACATACTATGACAAGGGTTACAATACCGTTCGTTCAATTGCTGCGCATTTTAACATTTCGTCTTTTGCTGCGCACGGGTTGCTAACTGAAATCAAAGAAGAAATCCGAGACCTATTAAAACACGAACCCCAAAATTAATATTATAAACTATGAAAGACTTCCTTGCTTTACTTACCTTTATAACTGCAATAGGTTTCGGAGTGTGTTTAATAAACGGTTCTGAAATGGCGGGTAAATTTGGCGGTGTGTTACTTATAAGTTACATTACTTATTTAGCGGTTACGGCTTATGAAAAAAACAGAGATGAATAGATTTTTTATAATAGATTCGGGCGAAAAGATGCTTTCAATATCGGAAGGTATTGAGGACGCAATGAAGCAACAAGGCTTTCACTATATTTGCTATTTAACAAGCCAAGACCATTATTTAGCAGTTGAAGAAATAACCGAAGACGAATTTCTAAACCACTTTAAAAAACACGAAAATGCCAATACCTAGAAAAGACGAAACTAAAGATGATTTTATAAATCGTTGTATGGGAGATAACGAAGCGGTAAAAGATTACCCAAACGAAAGCCAACGTTTTGCGGTATGTTCTAGTAAATGGAAAGAACATTTTGCACAAACTAAAATAAGCTTTGATTACGACGGTGTATTAAGCACGGCTAAAGGAACTAATTTAGCTTCAAGTTTAGTTGAGAACAATGAGTTGTTTATAATCAGCGCAAGACATTTAAAAGACGGACTACTAAATAAAGCCGACCAGGTAGGAATAAAACACGAAAACGTATACGCAACTGGAAGCAATAACGATAAGATACGAAAGATACAAGAACTAGGAATAGAAAAACATTACGACAATAACGCAATGGTAATTCAAAAACTAGGTCAAAAAGGCGAACTATTTAAAAACTAACTATGAAAGCAAAATACATAGAAACACCCGAAAAGCTATACGAAATATTTGAAGAGTATAAAAAGAGTTTAAAGCCAAGGGAAATACAAAAGGCAACCGCAACGGGTGTAAAGTCCGAATGGCACACACCACCGCTTACAATGGAAGGCTTTGAGGTTTTCGGTTATAAGTTAGGGGTGACGCTTGAACATTACTTTAGAAATGACACGGGAAGTTATAACGCTTATTGCACTATCTGTTCACGCATAAAGAAAGAGATTCGACAAGACCAAATCGAGGGCGGTATGGTTGGTCAGTTCAATCCGAGCATAACTCAAAGGTTAAACGGCTTAACCGAAAAGACGGACGTCACTACCCAAGGCGAACGAATCAGCGAAATCAAAGTAAACATCATTAAACCCGAATAGTGGATATTAACGCTACTCAAGTATTCAGTTGGAACTGGGACGCACTAACTTCCGATAAAAGATTTATTATAAACCAAGGCGGCTCACGTTCTAGTAAGACCTATTCACTTTGCCAACTGATTATTGTTTACTGCCTACAAAACCAGAATAAGGTTGTAAGTATAGTTAGGAAAACTTTCCCAGCTTTGAGGGCAACGGTAATGCGTGACTTCTTTGAGGTGCTTAAAGACTTGAATCTTTATGAAAAGACTAGCCACAATATGAGTGAAAACATTTACCGCTTTAGTAATGGTTCGTTAGTTGAGTTCTTTAGTGTGGACGATGAGCAAAAGGTAAGGGGTCGAAAGCGTGATTTAGGGTGGTGTAATGAGGCGAACGAATTATGGTTCGAAGACTTCCAGCAGCTTAATATGCGTACCGAGTTTAAAATGATTTTCGATTATAACCCGTCCGATTCTAGCAGTTGGCTTTATGAACTACCAAAAGACGAAAGCGTTTTAATTAAGTCCACGTACAAAGACAACCCGT